GCCTCTATTGCCGCCTTGTAGGCCTCTATCTCTCTAGCCACTATTGGGTTTGCAGCGACCATATATGGTTCTGAGAGCATTGTGCTGGGTGCTGGGTTAGCCTTGTACGCCTCTCTGTATGCCTGAGCCTTTGTCTTACCCATGGCTACTGCCTTAGCGAATTCCCTTTGCTTTGTGGTTAGTGCTGGTGTCTTCCCTTGTCCTGCGCCTAGTAGGACATCTATTGGAATCATATCGAGCCCTTCACGGATCTGCGCCCTTGTTAGTTTTTGTGTGGTCTGTTTGGCCATTTTGTTACTGCCTGTGTCTTTAGTGACTATGCGGTATAGATTGAGAACGAGCCGAATATACCACCGCCCGAACTGGCTGGCAATCTAGTACCAGGCGCCTGGACAACCCAGACCGCCCGAAAATATTTTTGCCTTGGATGAAAAATCCCTATAAATCTATGATGTAATGCAATACATGGCATCGACCGATGTCATGTGTTCTATCAACATTAACGGAGTTAAAAATGCTTACCCTTTCCAAAAATGACCTCTTCGCCACATACAGCGACATGGGTGCAGCCCTTGTCTACGTCAACAACCTATGCTCTGCTGCCGCCAGTAGTGCCGACTCCATCGCTATCCGCACTGCTGCTCACGTCATACTCAACACGGCCATTGAACTGCACCGCGCAGAGAAGCAAGTGCTGGTGGACAAGATAAACGAAATGAGTGCTCGCGCAAACCCAGTAACCGCGCTACTGACGCTGGTGCAGGAACAAGTAGCAAAGGCAATAGCCGAGCAGCCGATTGACGAACAAATCGAGAACTGGATGGCAGACAACCTCCAAGACCACGTCAACGAATGCATCGACATGGACGAGAAGATTGCAGAGCAAATCAGCGAGTACTTCAATAGCAACACCTTCAGCATCGAGCCGCGCTAATGCAGTCCGCAAGCCCAGCGTGCTGGGTTTGCTGGCCACCATTGGCCTTTACAAAGGAGTTTCTATGATTGACAAGACCGCAGTAGCGTACGACATTGCCTGTGCCGTGCTGGCTACTATCTTCATCTATATCGGCCTGACTAATGACGGCCTACTCTTCAAGTTAGCCCTGCTTTGGGGTGGAGTGCTTGTTGGCTACATCGTTACCACCTACCTGAACTGGGAGGCCGTATGAAGTACAAATACTTCCAAGACCCGTCTCATGGTTGGGTTGAAGTACCCATTGCCGAACTGCGCCGCCTCGATGTGGCCGACAAGATTAGCCCCTACTCTTACCGCAATGGCCACCTAGCCTACCTCGAAGAGGATTGCGACTTTGACGTGTGGATAAAGGCCAAGATTAACGCTGGTGAAGAGTACGACATCGTTGAACACCACACCAACAATGACTCCATCGTTCGTTCTTTTAGGGGCTACGCATGACTATTTATCTATTTTCTGATTCTGAAGTGTGGCATCGTGAGATTCACGCAAACACGTTTATCGGCGCACTACGCAAAGCACGTACAAAGTTTGGTATTGCCGTGCCACTGCGCCTAGTCGCTAAATACGGCAGCAGCCGTGATTATCGCGCCGCTACTGGCTACGAATGCTCTTTGAGGGAAGTGACATGAGAACGCTATTCGTTGAAAAATCGGGCAACCGCAAGGTAGGCCCGATTCCTGTGACGTATCGGGAACGCAAGTCGTGCCCTCCGTCCTGTACTTGGTATCGCAAAGGATGCTATGGGGACGATTTCCATACCTCCCTTGCATGGAACAGAGCAGACCGCAGCGGCCTGTCTACGCCCGAACTGGCCGCCAAGATAGCCGCCCTGCCGCAGGACCAACTGTGGCGCGGTGAAGTGGTGGGCGACCTTGTTGGAACTGGTGAGCAGGTGGATGCCTACGAACTGGGGCTAATTGTCCGCGCTAACTTTGGCCGCAGAGGGTTTACCTACACCCACAAGAAGTCCGCGCAGGCTATTCGCTGGATACGTCATGCTAATGCATGGGGATATACAGTAAACCTGTCCGCAGATGATGCTGGAGAGGCCGACCTGCTGGCCGAACTGAACGCCGGCCCTGTGGTCTGCATCGTGCCTGTGGATACGCCTGAGCATTCCTACACACCGGCTGGAAGGCCGATTGTGGTTTGCCCCGCGCAGACCCGCGACCTTACCTGTGCGGTTTGCCAACTGTGCCAAAACGTAGACCGCAAGAGCATCGTAGGGTTTCGTGCCCACGGCAGCAAGACCAACCTAGTTAACCAACGCGCCAGTCGCGTTATTCCAATTGCGAGGACCAAATGAACCGATGCGACCATACCCGTGCCGATAGCTGGTGGGAACACGATGGCAGGGGGATTCCCCTTGCGCGAGTGTGTGCCAAGTGCCAAGAGGCCGTCCTGTCCAAGTACGACCCGAGGATTTTTGAGTACTACTCACAAGCAGACGTTGACGAACAAATAGAGGACGACCAATGGTAATCACGGAACCAAACCAAATTCTGCACTTCAGAATGCTGACCCTTCGTGCTGGCCTGAAACTGGAAGTGAAAGGACTACGCCGCAGCGGCCGCAGTTTCTACTCAATCATTAAAAAGGAATTCAACCTCAAGGGTACACGTGAGAGTGTGCTGGAGCAGTTTGATTCGCTAATCAAGCAGTAACCTCTCTAAGCCCTGCCCAGCAGGGTTTAGGGGACGCTATTGTCCGAACTACTAGGAGAAAGTTATGCCCAATTGGTGCGCCAATTCCTGCCGTATGACGGCCCCGCAAGACAACCCCATGATGGGGAAGATACTGGACGAACTGAAGAAAGGCCAAAATGCCAAATGGTTTCAGGCCGTCAAACCTGTCCCGCAGCCGCTTGTGGATGCCATCGCAAACCACGGAGAAATGTCAGACGAACAAAAGAAACTGGTGGAGGATTTTGGGTATCGTAGCTGGTACGACTACTGTGTGGCCGAGTGGGGCACCAAGTGGGAAGCGACCATTGACCGATACGAGCAGGACGGCGACTCCATCATTGTTTACTTTGATACGGCATGGTCTCCGCCTGATGGGATATTCAAGGCAATGGAAGAGGCCGGTATCGAAGTGGAGGCCGCCTACATTGAATCAGGCGTAGGCTTTATGGGCTACCGCAAGGACGGCGAAGACTACGTGTGCGATATGCCTGAGTATGAGCCTGATGACGATGGGGAGTGTTCTCAGGCCTACTACGATGCAATCGACAAGGTTTGGGAAGATGCTGGCATAACCCACGCACCCAGCGGCATGGGAGGCTGATATGAACCTAGATTACAACGTATTCGCCGATGACTATCAACGATGTGTATCCATTGCATCGCCCAAAACTGTATCGCAGTTTATCGGCAGGATGAAGGACGACATGGAGGGAGAAGTAGACCACGAAGAACTTTGGGACGAGTTTCCTGAAACCTACACCTCCATCATGGACGCTATGACAATGTGGGAGGCCGGTGCAGCCCACGCTCGCAAACTTATGAAGGAACAGAAATGATTTACCGCATCTACAACCACAACCATACCCTGCTGGGGGAATTCAAGACCCAAAAAGAGGCCAATGAAGAGGCCATGTACTATATGCGCGAGACGGGCAACCCTGCCTATGTTGTGAAGGAAGATGTATGAAAAAACGCTGGCTATACAAGGTTTACCTTGCTGGCCGGTTTGTCCGTGCCTTCACTTCACGGACGGCAGCGCGCCAGTTTATGGAAAACATGACAGACCTAGACCTACCATTTTTAATCCTTCCCCACGAAGATGGGCAAACCCCTTACATGATTGGAACATTGAAATGAAACTCAAAGATGGCGATTACGAACTGGTAGACGGCGCGGTATGGCTTGCCGTCAGAGGCTTTTCGGTGCGTATCTTTAGCACCGATAACGGCATTGATGTACGCATTTACAAGAATGGGGCAGAGGACGAAGGCGCTATTGCCGCCACCTTTGCCGCAGACTCTGAACTTCTCTAAAAGAACGGGCGGAGGGATTCGGCAGCCGCCTGACTGCCCACCCTCTGCTCGAAATCGTTGAAGTCCTCACCGGCCTCGCCTACCCAATAGCGTGAGGCTATTTTTTTGGCGGTACTTATCCCCATCAGGTCGTTGTCGGCCACCACAATAGGGTTGTCCAGGCTCTTGGCTATCTCCAGCATATTTCCAGCCGAAAAGCAAACGTGGATTCTGTACCGCAGCCGCGCCAGTTTTAATGCGCGGCGCACCGACAGACCTGTGGCCAGCCCCTCAACTAGAACGTCCGGCCCCTTGTTGTCTATGACCAGGCTCGCCCCTTTGGTCTGCTGCCCTGACAAAAACCGCTTCGTTCCGTCTATATGTATTAGCTGGAGGCCAACCAAGTTACCGGCCACCCGCATCGGTACAGTCAACAACCCCTTCCACACTTTGGATGGCTCGGTAAACCCTTTGCGAACTAGGTACGGGTGCTGCTCAACTTTAACATTGTTAAAGATGAATGCCGCTTTCTTGGCCGCCTCGGCCTGCTGCATCACCCTATCGTCGCGCTGCTTTTGGCGCTTGGCCGCAGCGTTCGGGTCCGGCACGAAGGGTTCGTTGGACACGTACCTGATGGGGGATTGGTGGACCGCATGGTTCTGTATGAGGCCACTTTTTCCATCAAAGATGTACGCGCCATTCTTCTTGCGGGGGTGGTCCTCTGTTGGCACTCTGACCCAGCGGCCCTCGACAACATGGTCGATCAGGAGGCCATTTTCTCTTGCGAAGTCTTCAAAAGTCATGTTGTTCTAGCCTTTGCCCACGCAATGTTGCGGCTTTTAATCCATTGGAGGGTCTTAAAGCTGGGTGTTTTTGTCTCCGCACCAAGGCCACGAGGGAATGCGCCGTACTTTTCTTTGTACTTGTGTGCAGCCCAGCCATCTTTGTATCCGCGCATCCGACTGTAGTACAGAATCTCGGAGTAAAACCTTTGGTTCTCGGCCACAAACGTTTTTTGATTTGTATCCAATTCCACCATCTGCCCTGGGACGTTTAGCACTTCTTTCATCGGGCGCGTCCAGCCGCATTCCCCGCAAACTCGGTCCGGCCAGATCCAAAGCGCACCGCAGCCGCCGCACTTGGAGTCTGCTTTCTTCTTCTCGGTGGGCTCTTTCTTGGTCGATTCTGAGCCTTCGTTTAACTCTGTTACGCCCTCATCAAACAATTCGTCCCATTCTTTTCTAAAGCGAAGGTAGTTTCCTGAGTGATCGAGCCACACGCCGTGCGTTTTACCCTCGCAAGGTCGCATGATTCGGCCCATTTGCTGGACGTGTGAGGAAAAAGACTTGGAAAACGGCCTAGCAGACACGCCTATCAGCACATCAGGCACGTCAAAACCTCTAGTTAGTATGTCCGTGGCAATTAGTCCGTGAATTTTCGTGTCAGGGGCGCTGAAATCCTCAATTGTGTCCCTTTTGAAGTCATCATCCTCCTTGTA